CACGCTTGAAATCTATGTTACCAAATATTCATGGTGTTGATAAACGTATTATTGAAGATAAGTTTCGCAATATTACTAAGATTATTGGTTGTTTCAATCTAATTAAAGTGAACTCAGGTTTTAAGAGATCACCTTTTAGTATTGAATATTATGGTCTTAGTAAAGTTGGTAAATCAACTATTTCTGAGCAAATATCTCATTATATATTTACTAGTGCAAAACTAGATACAGATGGAGGTAGAAAATACACTCATGTATCTGGTAAGAAACATTGGGATAGTGCTCGATCAGATATGTTGGAACTCAAATTAGATGATCATGCCAATACAAAGGAGAAATATGTTGAATCTTCTCCATGTGATGTTATTATCAAAGTTTGCAATAATGTACCATATAGTCCTCCTATGGCAGATTTGAATGAAAAAGGTAAAGTTTGGATCCAACCTGAATTAGTGTCTTTAACGACAAATGTTTTGGGATTGGATGCTCATGTTTATTCTAATAATCCTTATTCTATTCAAAGACGTATGCATTACATTGTAAATGTACGAGTTAAACCCGAATTCGTAGAGCAATCTGATTTTTGTAAATTAGGTATTGATACTAAGAAAGTTATTGAAGCTCATACTGTCGATGGTGTTTATGACCCACCGTTGTATCATGATGTATGGGAAGTAGATATTATGAGAGCTGTACCTAATAAAAGTGAGAAAATATCAGGATCTTACGAAATAGTAACACACAATGACAAATTGCTTCAAAATGTTGATATGCGCACAGCTTGCATGTTTTTATGTGAGAAATTTCATCAACATAGAGATCAGCAATTTAAACTTGAAAGTAGTCAACAAGCCAAGAAAGAATCCCTCAGATGTAGTCATGAGGGGTGTGTGCAATTGTCGTGTTTTTGTACTGAACATCAACAAGCACAATTTGGCTTTGAAAGAATTATTAATTATGGTAACAGAATGATGAATAATGCTAACACTAAAGTTGACGAACTTTTCAACAGATCACGTTCATTTTATCAGAGATTCGATTGGTTACCATATGTACCAGCATGTATTATCGATAGTAAATATGGTAAAATGGCTTGGTTATATATGAATAAATCAGAAATCATTGATGAATTCAAGATGTATAGTGTATACGTATGGGTAATTACATTTATGATGATTGTAGCTGGATATTTATTCATGACAAGTGG